ATCCGCTTCGACGGCGTGCTGGCCAACACCGCTGCCGTCAAGCACCTGATCACCGCCGCTTCCTAAGGCCTGATCTGAAAACTGGGCGGGGCTTCGGTCCCGCCCGTCCCACAAAAGGAGGCCGACATGGCTAAGGTTCGTTTGCTCACTTCGATGGCTGGCATTGATTTCTCGCACAACAAGGGCGACGTGATTGATTGCAGCGATGAAGCCGCAGCACGTTACATTGAGGCAGGCATTGCCGAAGGTTTCGCTGATGCAGAAGCCAAGGTTGAACGCGCTGTCAAAAAGACCGCCGTTGAGAAAGCCGTGAAGGAATAACAAATGCTGTCGCCGCAGTTTTCACTCGTCCGCGTCACCGCCCCAGCAACTGCGCCAATCTCATTGGCGGAGGCCAAGGCTCAGATGCGCGTTGATGGCAGCGACGACGACACCATCATTCAACGGCTTATCGACGCTGCCGTTGCCTTCGTGGATGTGCAGGGCGTGCTTGGCCGTGCGATGATTACTCAGACTTGGGCAGAATGGATCGCGCCAAATCCTAGCACCGTGCTGCTTTCTATCGGCCCAGTGCAATCTGTATCGTCCATCAAGTATTACGACATTGACGGCGTGTTGCAGACCGCAACGCTGGCCGACTTCAACGTGTTCGGCACACCAAACCGCATCACGATCACGCCCAAGACAAGCAAGGCTTGGCCGATCACCCAGACCCGCGACGATGCCATCAAGATCGAATATGTGGTCGGCTATGGGTCAACATCTGCCAGCGTGCCGCAGACTGTTCGCCACGCGCTTCTGATGCTGGTGGCGCACTGGTATGAAAACCGCGAGACCACGCAGGAAAAGCAGATGCAAGACCTGCCTTATGGCTTCATGGAAATGATGAACATCGAACGGAATTCTTGGTATGGCTAAGGCTGGCGCATTCGGTGAACGTGCTACATTCCAGCGCCTCGATGCAGGCGCTGTTGATGCTTATGGCAACATCTACACCGGATGGTCTGAATACGGCGTGCGCTGGGCCGACATGCGTGAGCGGATCGGCAAAGAGATGATCGAAGGCGGTGCGCTGAATGACGTGGCAATGGCCACCATGCGCTGCCGTGGCGACACCCTGACGCTTGCCGTGACGGCTGCTGATCGCGTTGTCATCCGTGGCTACACTTGGGCCATCAAAAACGTGACCCACATCGACAGCAAGAACGCGGTGATTGAGTTCCTGCTTGAGCGCGGGGTGGCAGCGTGAGAGTCACAGGCACCAAGGGTCTTTTGCGCCAACTCGGCCAGCTTCCGGCTGCTGTTGAGCGCAACGTAATCAAGTCTGTGCGCCTGAACACTGAGCAAGCCGCCCGCTTGGCTAAGGCTTTGGTCCCGGTCAAAACTGGCGCACTAAAGGCTGGCATTCACACCAAATACGAAAACGGCGGGCTGGTTGGATCGGTTGAAGCCGCTGCGCCGACAAAAGAAGCGCAAGTTAAAGCCAATGTGGTGGAATTTGGGCGCAAGAAGGGCAATCGTGGCACCACCACGGCTCAGCCCTTCATTCGCCCCGCACAGTCCACCCAAGCGCCTAAATTTCGCAAAAGCGTCAAGTCTGCGGTTCGGCGCGGGCTAAAGGAGGCAACCCGTGGCTGATGGCTTTGCACTTGCTTTGCAAAAGGGCCTGCGGGCCGCTTTGGTCGCCAACGCTGGCGTGACTGCGCTGGTCTCGACGCGGGTTTATGACGAGCCGCCGCAGGGCGTGACATTTCCTTACCTGCGCTTTGGCGACATCACGCCAACCGCCGCCGACACTGACACCATCGTCGGCGTTTCGGTAGACATTAGTCTTGAGGCCGAAAGCAGATCGGCATCTGGCCGAGTTGAGGCTGTGCGTATTGTGGAGGCTGTGCAGGCGGCTTTGCACCGCCAAGAGACAAGCGTGACCGTCACCGGGTTCACGCTGGTCGAATTGATTTTCCAGACCCACAGTGTTACAAGAGACCCTGATGGCCGTGGCTACACGGCTGTGATCGTGCTTCGGGCATTGCTCGAGTGAGCCTAGCAACGGGCCTTGGGCAAGCCCTTTAAACGGAGGCCATCATGGCTAAACAACTTGGACGCGCCCTGCTCGTAAAGATTGGCGATGGCGCATCGCCGGAAGTCTTTGCGAACCTTTGCGGGCTGAACAGCAAAACCATGACGATCAACAACTCCATGATCGACGTGACCACCCCGGATTGCACCACCCCCGGCGGCGCACTGTGGACCGAAAACCTTGGCGGCCTGAAAAGCGTTTCGATTTCTGGCGACGGCTTCTTTGAGGACAGCGCCACCGAATTGCGGATGAACACCGTCGCAATGCAGGCAGATGCCAAAGCCAACTTCACCGTCACCGTTCCGGCTTTCGGCACTTATGCAGGCGCTTTCTACATCGAGTCGCTTGAATTTGGCGGCGAGACTGAAGGCGGTGTAACCTATTCTGTCACGCTGTCCAGCACTGGTGCAGTCACGTTCACGGCTGTCTAATGAGCATCACGGCAGAAGCGCCGCGTGGGGGTGTCGTCGAATATATCGGCGGCACCTCTTACACGTTCATTCTTCGCAATCGTGAGATTGAGCGGTTTGAGGACAAGCACCGGGGCATCTTTGAACTTTGGGACGGCTTTTTTGGCAACGGGAAAAAGCCATCTAGCCGCGAAGTTCGGGACATCTTGGCTCTTGGTTTGGTCGGCGGCGGAAAGAAAGATCACGAAGCCGACAAGATCATTCTGACATCTGGCCCGGAAGATCTGCTGCGGCTTTACGGCATCGCGCAGGCTGTTCTTGGCGTGGCTTTCATGCCTGATGCTATGACTGAGGGCGAAGTAAAAAAAAAGAACAGCGAGGACCAGCCCCAAAGCGTCTTAACGTCAGGGGAATGATCAAAAGCGGGATTATTGCGGGCTTAAAGCCCGAGGAAATCCGTGATATGATCCCGAAAGACACTTGGCTTGTGTTTGAAGGGTGGTCTGATGCACACTCGCCAAAGAAGCCGGGTTCTGAAGCGATGACCGCCGAGGAATATCGCCAACTTGTGGGGCAAGTCGATGGCTATCAACGCTGAACAGCTAAACATCATCATCGCCGCCCGCACCATCGGTATGCAGCGGGAAATTGATGCTGCTGAACGAAAGATCAAATCGTTTGAGCGCAAGACAAAAGACAGTCTTGGGTCAACGACAAAAAGTTTTGACTTGCTGTCCAGCGCCGCTGGCCGTCTTGGTGGCGCGCTGTCGGCTGGCGCTTTGGCCACTGGCATGGTTTCTTCTATCAAGAACGCCATCGACGCTGGAGCGGCGATCCACAATCTTGCGATGATCGCAGGCACCGGGACGACAGAGTTTCAGAAATTCGCCATCGCGGCGCAGACTGTTGGCATTGAGCAAGACAAGCTGGCCGACATCCTGAAGGACGTGAACGACAAGTTCGGCGATTACATGGCAACGGGCGCAGGCCCGCTGGCGGACTTCTTTGACAATATTGCGCCGAAGGTTGGCGTGGCGAAAGAGGCTTTCGTCGGCCTTTCTTCAGATCAGGCGCTTGGCCTTTACGTTAAGACGCTCGAAGACGCTGGCGTCAACCAGCAAGAAATGACGTTCTACATGGAGGCGTTGGCCTCTGATGCCACGGCGCTAAACCCGCTTCTGAGGGACAATGCCGCAGCCCTTACTGCCATTGGCGATAGCGCGGAACGCAGCGGTCGTTTGCTCGACGAGGGCATGATTAAAAACTCAAAGATCATGCAGGATCGTTGGACGCAGGTTCTTGGCGTAATGACCGCGCACTGGAACCATTTCTGGCTTACGGTAGCTGTTGGAATCGATGAGTTGCTTAATATCAGCAACGAGGCGCAGCTTGGTGGGCTGATGGAAAATGTCGATGCCCAGATTGCTGCGATGCAGCAGGCGCAAAGAGATTTTGAGCCATTCACTGATCCAGACTACATCGAGGCTTACAAGGAAAGCTACGGGCAAGAAGCGTTTAATCGCGCTCAGGCTGAAGCCCAAAGGCAACTTGATGCGACCACAGAGTCATATAATGCGGCGACAAAAGCGGCTAATGATCTAAAGGCGGCTATGGACCAAGACACCATGCCTCTGCCGCCAGCCCTTGGCGATCCGCCGGATACTGGTTCAGGCACGTCCACCGCAGATACAAAAGGCGGTGGCGGAAAGTCGCCAGCAGAGCAAGCTAAAGACGATTTCGATGCCCTGATCGGCTCTATCGACAGCGCGGAAAAAGCAAACCAAGACTTCGCCAAGGCCCAAGAGATCGTCAATAACGCGCTGAAGAATGGCATCATCACGCAGGAGCAGGCCGACATGACGTTGGCTGTGTTGACCGACCGCATGAAAATTGCACGTGGCGAAATGCTTGATCTTTCCAGCGTGGCTGGGGTCTTGGAAAGTGAATTGACCAGCACCTTTATGTCGATCCTCGATGGCACAGAAAGCACCAAGGACGCTTTCAAGAGCATGGCGAAGGCCGTAATTGCAGAACTTTACCGTGTTTTGGTGGTTCAACAGTTGGTGGGCAGTCTCGGTGGTGGCGGCATCCTTGGAACTATCGGCAAAGCGTTTCCGGCATTGCAAGGCAGCGCATCAGGCGGCGCGTTGATGGCGGGGCAGCCTTCTGTTGTCGGTGAGCATGGCCGCGAGTTGTTCGTGCCTTCGAGCGCGGGCCGCGTGCTGTCTGTCCCGCAAGCAAAGGCGGCAGTCAACGGCGGCGGTGGCGTGACTGTCGTACAGAATATAAACGTCTCCACGGGCGTGCAGCAGACTGTCCGCGCCGAGATAAAATCGCTGATGCCGCAAATCGCGGACAGCGCCAAGGCTGCGGTGTTTGACGCACAGCGGCGTAGCGTGAACGGGATGGGCTTTGCATGACCACTTATCCTTTGACCTTTCCTTCGCATACTGGCGTGAGGAACATTGATCTGCGGGCCGTCAATGCGGTCGTTTATGAAATGTCGCCCTTTACATTTTCTGGCCAAGCGCAAGCCAGCGCGGGGCAGATGTGGCAGGCTGATGTGACTCTGCCGCCGATGAAGCGTGCAGATGCGGCGATCTGGGTTGCGTGGCTTGTCAGCCTGCGAGGTCGCTTCGGCACGTTCACAATGGGCGACTCCAGAAGCTGCGTGCCGCAAGGAGCCATCGGCGGCACGCCCAGAGTGAACGGTGGCAGCCAGACAGGCGAAGAATTGAACATCGACGGCTGCACGGCAAACGTCACCGATTGGCTCAAGGCTGGCGATTACATCCAGCTTGGCGCAGCCGGGACGGCAACGCTGCATAAGGTGTTGGAGGATGTGAACACCAACGGCAGCGGTGAGGCCACACTCTCGCTTTGGCCGCATATCCGCACGGCTCCT